CCTTGCGCTGGGTAATTCCGAAACCACTCTCTGTTATGGGGTCGAAATTGGGAGACAGCAGGGTTTGTGTAATAATGGATAACAACGTGGCCTTTGCGTCAGCATCTATGCCGTAACTGCTGCCAAAGGATAAACCTTTAAGAAAAGTAATTATTTCTTTGGCGGCATCGGGGGAGGTCTTAGATAAGTATGAGGCATCACCGATGCGTTTTATAAGCATGGAAACATCACTTGTTGACATACCTCCGCTGATTCCAAGTTGAGCAAATAAACTCCCATTATATATGCGGTCAATCGTTGTTGTTATTTTTTGGTATGTACTCTGCTGTATCTTATCATTCAGAGTTAATTCTACCTTTGGAGTAATCCCCTCACCCTCTTTAATGGTTAGGCTTTCAATCGTGATATTTATAATAGGAAGAACCTCATCTTCATATACAGTTTCTGGTATGCCAAAAAACGGAAAGCGCAAACCTGCATATAAGTTCCAATAGACGGACTTTGTCACGTCTCCAGCTTCCTCGCATCTATCATAGTTACGTGCAAGATATATGTCGTCCAAGTGTGGTTCATAAGTGTATTTTGTTTCACAATTATCTTTAAGATATTGTGTTGCTGCAACAAGCAACCTCTGTTCTGCGGCTTTAATATATACGGAAGGCATTACAATACCTAAAAGTACATAATGGTCTCCTGCCTGTATTTTGTTACTCGCGTTGGGGTAGTAGGTGTGCAATGATGTATCACTTGCCCTTGTAAGAGAAAGTTGCCAACCCCAATATATTCTCCCATCTTTGGTTACTTTTACCTTTTTTACATTGTCTCCAATTTCAAACTCCCTTGCCACGCAATAGCCGTCTGACATAACGAGTGTAGGCTTATCATTCCCATTAAATTGGGCCTTGAAGTCCTTTATCCCCAAATCCTTGATGATAACATTGAACGGAGTGTTTACAAAATTGTCATAATAATGCCATTCTGCCCAACGGTATTGCGACTTGTAGTCTGTTCTCGTGCTTGGCTTATTTGAAGAGTTTCCAACAAAATATTCTAAATCAAAGTTATTTGTGCCTATATCTCCTTTCTCGACAAGAACTTCAAAAGTTACCCTTACGTCTGACTTTTCTGTTAATGCAATACTCTCTATTTGTGGTTCTAATTCTTTCACATCGGGTAGAGAAGGTAGCTCAAATTCAACATATTGGCTTTCTGCTATCTTGGCCGAGCGGAATTTAGGGCTAAGATATGTACCAACCAAAATCTCTCTTAATGTAGATTTTGGCTTTACATAGACTTTCATTCTATAGCCGACATTTACCGACGACAGGTTGCTATTCAATAGCTTTATACCACACCATACATGACCAAAACTTGCAGCCATAAAATAGCTCCCTGCGTTTTGTTCTTGAATAGTAAACAAGGTTTTCTCGCCCGTAGAGTAGTAGATACCGCTTTGATACATAGAATACTTTCCTACAGTGCTGAGCGAAATGACGGCATTAAAGTCCTGATAAGGATAATTGTTTGCTCCTTCTTGTGGCATAATACCGTCGCCTGTATTAGCATTATCTATCAAATTGCCATGTTTATCCAAATATCCAACCGCGAGTATTTCGTCTATTCGCTCCAAGTCGTCGTAATTTGTGAACGACTTGTGGTTTCTGCTATCAGGTGTCGTACCTTTTTTCTCTGTAAACCCATTCATGTCCTCACAGAAAGCTCCACGCAATTCACCATAGGTGGCTTCCTTTATAGTTGGGTATATTTCTTCTAAATCCTGATTAGAACCGTCCCAAAGCCCAACCCCCTCTCGTAACCCCTCTATGGAAGACATGCAATCATCATTCTTGTCTATGTACGCGTCGTTTGTATCACCAAGTACAGCACAGAGGAAAGGGAATTGCTTCTTGCGGGCAATGTTGTTCTTTGCCTTCACTTCGGGCTTCTCAAACGTGTCGGGAAGCTGAAGGTTTTGAGGGAATAAAGATTGTGATAGATTGTACTCCTTATTATAGTACCTATATGGCATATTCTTTATTGACCCCATTGCCCGCAAGCGAGTGATAATTTGTTGCGATTGATTGGCTGTTTTCTTTATTTCAAAAAGGGACTTCCCTTGATGGTCGGCATCTGCATACCCCTTGCCATAGCCAAAATAGAAATATCCATTATCTCCGCTATTAGTATCAATCGTAGAATTATCCCCAGTTATAGCACCAAGAGTGTACCCGATATAAATATCACGTCCCTTGATAAAATAATCAAGTTTGAATGTTGTTTGTACTTCTGACAAAGCGGCGGCAACGGTCGTATTATTGAATGATAGGATTTTGTCATCTGAATGGGTTACAAGTTGCGCTATGCCATTTTTGTCTTTTGTAGATGTTAGATTTACGTGTATGTGCCATCCGTCTTTAGGGAAAGCGCGGTCAAGATTGGCTTGTATCTTCCCTGCGAGGGTACAAACGGGTGTATAAATTATACTCTTTCCCAATACAATAGCCTTTGTCTCTCCACAATATAATTGGAAATTAGAACTTCCTGTATAGTTTGTTCCAACAGCGGCAATATAATCTCCAGTAGTGGGAGTTATGTCAAGCATTATAACACGGCCAAGATCGGTAGACACGCTATCAAATCTTACGTTTTCATATTTGAAAGCATCGCCCGTTCGCTTGGGTTTAGCCGTTTGGCTTACACTTGGAATATTATTGAGGTAAAATTTTTGACCACGATATGTACAAAAATCCCCAATAGCAAATGCTATTGGTACTTCTGATGATATGCCAAATTGGAGATACTGTTCTCCAACACTCATCGCCTTGTCGTGAAATTCCCATTTCTCAACTAAGCAACGGACTTTTTCTTTCCCGCTCGTATCTTTATATAATATGGATAGCCTACTACTTTTCATCACACATTAAAATTTAAGTCACTGACTATGCTTAAACCTCCTGCCCCAGTTGCGAACACGGGAGCAACATCAGTAGTAGGGTCTTCCACACTAAATTTTACTTTGAAAGAAGCAACGGCATCAGGGTCGTTGTCACCATAAACATACACATCGTTGTCAACCGAAAGTGCATGAATGTCTTTTCGCCCTATCTTTGTATATTCATCATATATAGCTAACCTGCCGCCATTAGCGTTTGCATTACGACCATAAATGAAATTGATAAAATTAGAAACATCTTGAGACATACTACTTTCAGTTCCCTTGTAAAGAAATTCGACTTCTAAATCATAGTTTTTTATTGGGATTTTAGCAGGAACGTAGACGTCTCTTCCATCTTCTCCCGCCCAATCTCTCGTTGCTAAATCCTTTGCTTCGGGATATAGCTTAAAAGGGAACTCTTTGACAGCAATTTTGAATGCAGACAGCAAGTCTACAACAGGACCTTTTGTGTAAGAAGTCCCATTGAAATTAAGTTGCTGTATATATACTTTCTTTATTGTCATAGAAGTAAAATATTTTTACAAAAATAGTATTTGTGTTTATGATTTTGAGTGGTTATCACAAAAATGTAATTAGTTATGCCTGAATTTTGTATTCTTGTTTTTTATATGGTCGTATGCTTTGTATATTTGCATAAAATGGTTCTAAACATGGAAGTAAAAGATTTAAGTAGTCGTTTAAAAAAAGATGCGATAGCATTGGGGCTTTGCAATCAGTGGCAAAAAGAATGGAAAGACAACGAGGATAAACAGTCTCTTATAAAAAAGTATTTTGACGGACTTGATTTTCCATTAAAGTACCATTGGCCTTCGAATCAATTTATAAAAGAAAATTTTGAACAAAATCTATTGCGAAAGAATAACATTCTCGTTGACGACACAAGAAGTTTGCTCAACCCTGCGGAGGCAGTTGTTCTTGGCAATTCAAAAGCAACTATAAGAGTAAATAGTCAGAACAGTTCAATTATATACATAAGGGACAAATCTTGTGTTGACATCTTTGCAAAAAATACAGCGTTTGTGATTGTTCATGTCTTTGAGGATGCGAGCGTTAAGGTTAAAACTTTCGATACGCCACGTGTGCTTGTTCTAATACATTCCGAGCATACAAATATAGAAGCGTCACAAGGTGTAATTATAAAAAAAGAACTCGATTATTTAAAATAGCATTCTGTTATGTAATTTCCATTTATGGAAGCCGTCTGCGAAGATAGCTTCCCTTTTTTTGTGCAAATCAAACAAAATGGGACTCGTCATTTCTGACAAGCCCCACCTACAAGCATATATATGAGAAAGGAACAAATCTAACTAACGCGCAGTCTTTGACTTCCGTAGATAACATTATGAATGTCATCTGACAATCTTTCGACTTTATTATATAAAGCTCCGTTCTCGCTAATAACAGCGCGTATTGCTGCCACATTTGCATCTATCCTACCGAGTGTGGCTGCCATGCCTGTTATTTGCTTGATATAATCTGGCCAAGCATCATTGATGAATTGTGTCTGCATAATTCTGATAACGGAAACGTCTTGTCGCAAAGCATTGATATATCCAGCAAGCAAAGCACTCGTTTCTTCCGAAGTTCCTTGTATGCCACTGTTTAACGTGGAATTACTGTTATTCTTTAATGATAACCCTGCGTCATTTAGCCCCTTTTCGTATGCAACCAACGCTTCTTGTGCGGCTACTATTGCGTTCTTTCCGTCTCCGTTTTGACCAAAAAAGTCAGCAACAATATCTGTTACTTTCTGCGCACTTCTTGCCACGTCGTTAGGGTCGAACACGCCTTTGTTGTCTTTTCCATCACCAAACAGTTTGGTCCTCAACTTTTCAAACATGGGTTCCATTATTTGCAGCTGTATCATTTTTGATCCCAAGCTTTGCAATATATTCCTTACGGTATCACCATAAGCCTTTGCCATGTTCTCTCCATTCTCAAAGGCAGACACAAGTGCATCGGATAATTGGTCTGCCCAACCTTTCACGTCAAGCCCCCAAAGTCTCTTTGCCAAGTCTTCAGAGAAAAATCGTAATTGGTCGTCAAGTTCTGCGATTTTCTGTTTACTTTCATTAAGTGCCGAATTAGACTTCTTTTTCTTTCCGTCTTCTTTATTATACATATCAACATAGTCTTTCCGCTTCTGTACCAGCAAATTATACTGTTGTTGATAGCCATTTATATCTCCGCCACCAGCTGAATTATAATAATCTTGCATTGCCTTTCCTGCATTTCCCTCTTTGTTAAAGGTGAAAGTGTCTCCAAACATTGTTGTCTGCAGGTTGTTTGCTGCGTATTGCTTTTGATATGACCGTATCAGGTCTCCATTGTCATACCCAAGTGTTCTGTCTTGTGCTTTTGCAATGATTTCTGTATATCCCTCAATTTTTGAAACATTCTCACGCAACTTGACTATTTGGCGCTCAAGCTTATTATCATGGTGTTGCGCAAAGCCCGTGTACCACCCAGTCCAAGACTTAATTACACCTCGTGCTGTACCCATTACGTCACCATTCTTTAAAGAGTTCCATCCATCTGCCGCTCCTTGTGAAGCTTGTGAAAAGGCGCTCATAAATCCATATCCGTTGCTGTCTCTAAGTTTGTCGCCTTTGCCGTTTACATAATCTAAGGTGTTGGCCAAATCGTCTAATATGCCTTTTAACTGTTGCACTGCATCGTTAATACCGTTAACAATCTTGTCAATAATAGCAACAGTAGACATAGCACCTTGTGCGCCTTTCATCATGCCGCCTGCTTTTGACATTTGAGAAGCCCCCATCTTCATAAGTTTGGAATCACCAATACTTTTAGCACCGTCAAACATATTAGAGGCTTGTATGTATTGACCTCTCGCACTGTCATATTTGTTTTGAAACAGCCCTTGCAGTCCTCCACCCATGAAAGCTGCCACATCACTCTTCCTGTCATTAATCTTTTGCATCTGGGTGTTAACCTCTTCTATCTTCTTGGAATAGTCTTTTGCAGAAATAATTCCGTGTCTAAACTGCTCTGTTAGGTCTTCTTTTATAATTTCGGCCATTTCAATTGCAGACCTTATAGATTGCGCCCAAACGGAAGCAAAAAAGTTTTTATAGCCAGCACTGTTTTCAAGGACCTTTGCGTCCCTCTTGGCTCTGGCTACACTTTCTCCATTATTATATTGAGTTTGTGAAAGTTTGCCACTCTTAAGCCCGTTGTTGAGCTTGCGCAAGGTTTCGTTGTACTCGCTGTTGATTTTATCCAATTCTGTCCCAAAGTCAACAAGTCCTCCTTTAAGACTGGCGTAAGTCTCAATGGCTTCTTTGTCTATTTCCTGTTGCAGGTCTCTCCATTTTTTTATCTCGTTAGAAATACTTTTGATTTTCTCGGCATCAGCGGTTTCTCCAAGCATTTTTTGCACAGACTTTTCGATACTCTCGTCTGATTCGTTTACATCAAAAGTGTATGGAGTCTTAATCCCCAAGCCTTTTAAGCCAAGTTCAATTTCGTCTTTCAATGCGTCTGCCACATTTTGATATTTCTCAATATTGAAGCCCGACAAAGACATGGCAAGCTGTGCGTTCCCTGTTGCCGTAATCACCTTATTATACAATTCCCACTTCTTTGTTAGACGGTCAAGATATAATGAAACCTTAGAAGCCCATCGTTCAGTTGCATCATCAAAATTGTCTGATTTTACCTGAAGTCCAGCCTTTTTTATTTCTTCCTGCAAGGCTGCAACAACTTCCTTATTTGCCTTCTTTGTTCCATAATGCTTGATAACCTTTTCGTTCAACTTATCCAAAGTTTCCAAATAGTTGGGAATATCCTCAAAAGAGTACCCTTGTTTTTTCAACAAAGAGTCTTTCCCGAAGAACTGTTCCTTGACTTTTTTTAGCGCACCTCCTGAACCAATCTTCTTTTCCCATTGCCTGTACACATTATAGGCGTCAGAGAGGGCGCGAATTTCTCTACGCAAGCTTTCTGCATAGACATCCTTTTTGTTTTTACCGTCGCCCTTTCCTTTGTTTTTCTTGTTGTCCTCCCATGACTGGTGTTCGTTGTCAAGGAAGCTTCCTTTTCTTAATATAGTTTCCGCAAACTCCTTATATTCTTTCAGTGAGTCCATCTGTCCTCTCATGTCTTGCACCTTATTCCAATCTTCTCCATGAACTTTTCCTTTATTGTCTCGATGAGACCTAATAAAAGCGTTTGTCTGTTCTTGAAGTCGAGTTGCTTGACTGTTTATTAGTTTCAAGAAAGCCTGCACTTCTTTTGTGTTTTTGAAATTGAAGTCTGGAAGCACATCTACGCCTAAAACAAACTTGATGCGCTTCGCGTTTGCTTTAAGTTTGTCTTCTGTTTCCTTGATAAGCTTTCTTTTGTTTTCGATAAACTCTGTGTAGTCTACATCTATCTCGGGGGAAACAGACACTCCAAATTTCTCTGCTCGTCCCTGCCAAGACAAAATCTTTCTAATCGAGTCCGCCACTCCATTTCCCGACTTCTCCAATTCTTTGATAAACTTTTCACGAGCATCTTTACCCATATTAGCCCACCTGTTAGCAAACTCATTAGAAGACTTCTGCATGGCAGATATTGCGCCTTTAATAGCCTCTTTTACTTTCTTTGATACATCTACTTCAGGTGTGTCTGACGTAATGGAGCTGTTTATGGCCTTATTAGCAATTACTCCAACTTGACGCTCCATGAAACGATTGATAAAGTCTTCTGCAGCGGTGAAATTCCCTTGACTCATCATTGCGTCATAAATGAATTTTGCCATATTTTCCGACAATATTGCCTGCGCCTCTGGAGAACCAACTTTCATTTCTGAATACACCTTGTTCATAGTGTCCTCAAAGAAGGTTATCATACCATCGGTATTCCCCGAAAAACTGTCCTTAAAAATAGACGCAATTGAAGTAGCAAAAGGTTTCATGTCATCTTGGGCTGTTTCTAAATGGCTT